GGTTCGCAAGGGCGGCTGGCTTAGCAGCTGCCGTTACTGACTGTGCGGCTTCTACCGTCTCTGCGGTTGAAGCGTCCTTGACGGTGTCTTCCACTTCGTCTCCTTCGGTTGTTGGTGATTCAGGTTCGATTGTCGAATCTGAAATTTGGTCGTCCTCTGTTGCCGCGACTGATTCAACGCGGGCTGATCGGATTGCTGGCTCTGATGTCAATGCAACACCAGTTAATTCGCCCTTCAAAATGCGAACTGTGCCGTCGTTCATGGTTTCGTATTCGTCAAACATGACTTCAACACTAAAACCGTCGCGCAAACCTTCTTGTGCCTCAACAAGTGCGTCATTGCCAGCTGTTGTTTCAGCAATTTTGAATGTCGCGTCGATTCCCTGCTTAGTTGCATAAATTGAAAGTGTTTTGCCAATACGACGTGTGCGGTCGTGTTCAAGGTTGAGCAAAACGGACGTCGGCTCAATTGATCCTTGTGCAAACTGCACCTTACCGATTGAAGCATTGCCTGTTTCTTCAAACGTTACAATGCGACCTGAAATTGTGCGGCTGTTTGAATCAGCTGCAATGATTTGCATTGGTGTAATTACTTTTTTGCTCATAGCAGCATGTCTTCTTCCTCGCGTATTTCCTGAACCGACATTGCGCCGATTCGGTTTAAGATTTCATAAACTTGCGCTCTTTCCATTGGGTTGCCACGTAGGAAATCGTCAAGATCGAATTTCACTTCGTTGCCAGCAGGTGTAAAGTCTGCAAATGACAAACGTTCTTCAATTATTGACATATAACTACGAAACGCAAAATCAACTAGGTCGCGTCGCTTGTCTAGGGCGTTTGCGTATGTAAATGATGATTGTTGTGAATCTGTAAAATAGGCTGGCATGTTACATGCACGGCTTAATTCCAAAGCAACATAGTTTCGTGCTTCGTTAAGCTGTAAATTCTTTGGATCGTAACCCAAAGTTTCCAAAGTGACGTCAGCGTTTAAAAATGCTGTCGATTTGTTGGCGCGTGCTGATCTCCACGCATTAAGCAATGCCGAGATACGATCTGCGGGCAATGATGTGCCGTTTGACTTCAAAATCATTTGTGGAATCGGCTCAATAGCAAAATTCATGCTTGCTTTTTCTAAAGCTGCGGCAGCCTTGATTGTGCGACCTGCACGGCCTAACAAACCTTCCTGGGTGTTTGGAAACACAACTAGGTTAGACGAATCAATTGCGCTGCCGTCAATTCTGTAAGCTGTAATTTCAGTGCTGGTTCGATCTAAGGTAAAAGTTACGCGCTCAGGTGCAATTCTTTCCATTGCTCTGATTTTGCCTGTGTCTGCATAACGATCAGTCACAAAGCAATAAGCATTAGGGTGAAAGAATAAATCCGAAATAATCCATGACCAAAACGTTACCCCTGGGATACGTGGGTCAGGTTGATTGATAACCCGTGGCTGTGTGACCTTTTCGCCAGTTGCCACATTCCGCGTGTGCATAGGCAATGACGCAATTGTTTGAACAATGCCTAAAGCTCGGGCAATTGTTGGCACGGACATAGCTTCGGCGCGATTGGCCGTTGAAATGCCGTAGTAGAAAAAATTGTTGTTTTCTGAATAATACGGTGCAAGGTCAGCGTCAACTGTCTGTTTTTCGGCAGCCTCAACCTTTGCTGGTTTGAATAAATCAAAAAATGACATGCCCGAATTCTGTCAGGCTTATACGATCAACCTACCATGATGTCAAGATCATTCGTTGGGCGTGTCGCAAAATGTGTTACCAATGCTGTTGCGACTGCACCGCAAACAACTGACTTTGAAGCACGACGTCCGATAACCCAGCCGCCGTCACCACGACGCAATTGCACCGCAGACAAAACTTCATCTGTCAATTGTGACTGTCCCCTGTGTTTTAAACGTCCACTATTGATCGCCGACAACAATTCGTCACAAGCTTGCGGGTAAGCACCGTCCATGTCAAAAATGGCAATACCAGCTGGTGCCAAGCGTGCTGCAACTGCGCCGCTTGTCTTGCGTGAGTACAAAACGTATTCAATCTGATATTTGCGTGCGTAATCTGCTAAATCGTTGGCAACGGCTTTGTCATCAAGTTGCAAGTCATTTGCCCAAGTATGTAAAAGCTTGACAACAAAGCTTTCTTCACCAAGTTTTTGAGCTGCAACTAGACTGCCGTGCTTTCTATCGGGCGAAAGATCGATTGCCAGCCAGGTTTGTTTGTCAGGGTCAAGGTCAACGTTTTTGTCAAGGCAATTTGCCCATGAGGCAGAATCGACTGCGCTGGAAATTGCCACAACCCAGCGGCACAAAACCTCAGTCATAACAACGTCTGCTGGATCGTTTAAAACGCTTCGTACGTTGTCCGCGTGGATTGTTATTCCCATTGCTGGATTGCTGTGACGTGCATTTTCAACGCTTATCTCGTCAGTCGGTGCAGACCATTCAAAATACCCAATCTCATCATCTGCCCCTGCGATCTTTGCCAAAGCTCTTTCCCGAAAAGCATTTAAAACAACCGAACTGGAATCACCAGCATTCGTGTAGCTCATGACCAACGGATTTCGGGCGGCCATTAGGGTGTAGCGCAATGAAGCAAATGATTCAAGATCAGTCATTTCGCGTAATTCGTCCAGGTGAATTGTTTCGGGACGTGAAACACCGCGAGCAGCTGAACCGCCAGCCTTAACCATAAAGCGCGTGCCATGCAATGTTTCGATTTCCTCAGCACCATGCGCCCAGCGGATACGTTTGACCTGTTTTGCCAGTGAGTCGTTGGCTTCGATCAGCGACACTAAAGCTCTAAATTGTTCAAGTGAGGTTGCTAGTCTGTGAGCTGATCCAATTTGCAGCGGTTCATTCCATAAGAAAAGGCCGCCAAGAATTCTGATTTGCTGCAAAAAACTTTTGCCGTTTTGACGTGCGACGACACAAACGTTTAGGGGCGTAGCCCACCTGTTGTCAGGTTTGATTTTATGGCTGTGGATTAGGAAGAATTTTTGCCACTCCATAAGCTCAACGCCAATACTTGACGCCAAATCTATAAGTTCATGCCCTTTTGAGGGCAGATCATTGAGCGGCGTGTGGATTCTGGGCGTAGAAATGCCGAAAACGCCTTCTGTGTCCCTACCCAAAACCGTTGTGAGCCGATTTAAGACCTCTTTGGGCAGGACGTGACCTTCTGTGACCTTCTTAGTCATTTTCGTGGCTCTTTGAGTCGTTTTGGGGCAAATTTAAACATGAAAGGGTCAGGGGTGTAGAAGATGTACTAAAAAACCGCCCTCCCTTCGAATAATTGCACGTTGTGCACAAGCACTGAAGATTCCACTCATCATCTCCACCACCAGCAACACGGGGAATGATGTGATCAACGGTTGTGCCTTCGCCACCGCATTGCTGGCATGTGTACTGATCGCGCTGCAAAATTCGCGATCTGATACGACGCCATTGACTTGTCGATCCGTTATTGCCTAGAGCACTGGCCATTAGTAGTACCCCTTGACCTTATGAAACTCCCACGCTTTGCAGCTTGTTGAGTATCGCCCTTTAATGTAAGCGATTGTTTTGTCAATCTGTGCAAAGGGATCAAGTGTACCGTAATGCTTTGAACGCATTTGACCTAACCCATAATGACTGTGATTGCGAGCTTTGTAATCCCAACGAGATTCTTTATGAATAATTGCATTGAAGCATTGAAACTCTTTGTACGATACAAGTTTTACATGCGCATAAATCTTTAAATGATCTACGTTGTATTGACTTCCATTTGCAGGCGTCATTCCAATGACACAAAGCACGCCCCAAAGCACCAAACTACGCCAGCGAGCTATCCGCCACAGCGGCTCGCCTGCGAGTGTTGATGCTACAACCCTTGTCAACAACTGAGCCTAATCTTGAGCGAGTCCCACAGGTTTTGTCCCCTTGTGGATAACTCTTGTGGATAACTATTCATTCTTACCCCCTATGTTTGCCACGGTCATAAACGTACAAATGCTGCATTGAATTGTTTCAACGCCTTCTGGCAATAAATCAGTTATCTTGTGAATGACTTGTTTTGTAACTCTTTTGCACTTTCGACACTCAAATTGCACTGTTTGCATAGTTTGATTTCCTTAGATTTTCGATAGGTTGCAGGTTGATTTGTGTGACCCACCAATTTGGTTGCTTTGAATGGCGGTATTTGTCGCGCCTAGCCATAGCTATGGGAATCCAACCCTTTATGTCAAAATCAGGCGAAGTACCAGTGACCAGCACAGCAATGTCATTTGGTCGGTCGTATTCATGCACAATGAGCTGGCCTGTGTCGTACTTCGTCCATTTGACTTCAATTGAATTGCCAACGTCAGCTTTGTTTTTCCACTTATGCTCAAATGGGTCGAACGGCAAACCAAAATATTTGGCCACAACCCATTCACTGCCAATTGTTTCGCTGATCTCAATAATGTACTCAGCAAATGACTTTGTCTTGTCGTACATGTTTGGCATGGTTGACCCGCCATTTTGCTGGTACTTGATCGCAGCTAATAAACAAATGACTTGTTCATCACGGTGCAATTTCATCTTCACCGGCAACCGCCACAAAACCAAATAATCTTTTCGTTTGCGTCATAGCCTTTTTGATAGCCAAAATCATCATGTTTTGACAGCATTGAGCATTTGTCGCACTGGCTCATTTTGTAAATTGCTACAACTGCACCATTTTTTAGCAAACGGCATGTCATTGTTTGCGGGTTGATTAGCTCGACATAGTCGCTCATACTTGTGGTTTCCATTTTCCGTCACTGGCAACGACGTACCAACGCGGTTGGCATTGTGTTGCTTTTGTACGCTCTGTGCAGAAATAGCCGCCCCACATTTTGTTTGATCCTTCAGCCGCTTTTTTCCAGATCATGTGACCATGACTGCATTGTGGGCTTTCATCTGCCAATTTACCGCCCAATTCACTTGCGATCTGTGAAATGGCGTCAGCGGCCGTGACAATGCCAGCGGCGTGAACTTCAGCTTCAGTTTTATAGCTTGGCACGTCACCAAACTTTGTCGTCCAATAGTCGTATTGTTTATCAGCATTTGCCACGACTGCACTTTTGTTTTCAACCTGCGCCATGATCTCTTTTGTACTGCGCTCGGCACCACCCATAACTAGCTGTTGAACACGCATAATGCAGCTTGTGACCGTATCTTCGACAAACCAACGTTTCATGTTTTGTTGGTATGCGCCCTGATACCCATAGGCATAGTCAATACCCGCTGGCTGTTCATCATCTTGTGTGCGATAAGCTTTGGCTTCGACTAATACATAGCCTTTTTCTGCGCTAAATTCCACAATGCGCGTTTCAATTCGTCCAGTCGGGTACGTGGCCAACCAGCGTTCGAGTCTTTCGCGTGAAGCTTCGTAGTTATCTAGAAAACCCATTTAACTTCCCTTCGACTTGATGAATTAACGTATCTGCAATGTGCTGTGATAGACATGACGTGCAGCCATGACCTTGCGTTTCGTGAACGCAGCCAATAGATGTGGTTATTGCCATTTTTATAGTTTGAGCCAATTCGGTCATTTTTTTACCGCATTTGAACTGTGACGACCAATTGCCTTACCGCGTGCTAAACCTTCACGACGGCCGTCTGTAAAGCCTTTTGAATAGCCAATCGCAATTGTTAGAACTGACCAAATCATTAGCATAAATAGGCGAATTAAAGTTTCGCCGTCAAGCAAGTCAACTACCATTTTTGATCTCCCGAATCTAGGAGGTAACCATTACCACCTGCAATAAGGGTGAACCATGATCCTGACAAAATCAAGCATTGCGCGTGTTGTGCGGCGTGTCGCTAGCCAAAAACCTTGCCGTCAACAATAAATGAGCCGTCCTTTTCAATTGGCACGATCTGCGGGCTGACCTTTGAACCTTCTACGCGTAAAATGCCAAAGCCTTGTGTCCAGTTGGCCGTGCCTTTTGTGTATTTCGCAGCTGAAAAACGCATGAGGTTTCCGACCTCCATGCCCCATAATGTGCGTCCCATTTTGTAGCCGCTGGATTCGGTGAAAGTGGAAATTCCCAAACGGTGCGTGTGACCTTGCACGACAGATTTACCGTGGAGGCGTGCAGCTCTCAAAGCCGACGCCCCTGCGTTTGGCGTTGTGCCCTGTTCGTCTCCATGAATTGCGATCCAATTTGTGCCCTCAATTGCATAGGGCTTCACGTGAAAGTTAATGCCTAACTCATCTAGCTTCATGAAATTTTCATAGCGCAGTTCAGGCGCACCCAACAACGCTGGCAAACGGCTAGCAATTGAATTGAACAAACGGTCAGTGTGGTTTGAACGCACCATGTTGGCTTCTGGCACATGGCGGGTTAATTCCCATAACAACTCAACGCAGCGATCACGGTCACGGCCAATAGTCGGTTCGTGTTCTTCACTTAACCCACGCGACCATTTTGAAATTGTATTAAAATCTATTTCGTCGCCAATTGTAATGACTTCGTCCGTTTTAAAAGCTTTGATAAAAGCTGCCAAATTACGCGTTGCCCGTACATCTTCAAAGGGAACTTGAAGATCACTGACAACAACGATTCTTTTCATTCGTCGTCGTCTTCGTATTCCGTCGACCCGATTCTGTTTGGATCGACTGGCTCAGGCAAAATCCAGCCAGGATAAGCGTCTTTGTCGCTAAGAATACCTAATGCAATTTCGACGCTAAAACCAGCCTTACGCAATGCTTTGTAATACTCATTCAATGCAATGCAGTATTGTTCAAGCGGTGAATAGTCAATGTCCTTGACTGTTGCTACGCGTTTGCGAGTAGGT